CCATTTTCTGATAGATCGCTTCCGGTTGGCGCGGTACGTGGTATTCGCCAAAAACTTCATGGGGCGGCCCTTTCCGAAGTGGGCCGATTGCACAGCGACTGGCTACCCGAGTGAACGGCCGGCGTGGATGGCGGTTTGGCTGCTGATTGCCGCGGACAACACTATGCATTTATGCATTAACTATGCAGTATTGCGGTGGTTGTGATGCCGATCGCTACTAGTCCCTACGGTTACCGCTGGCGCACCCTCCACCGTCCGGCAGCCCTGGCGCGTGCCTACTGGGAGTGCGTGCGCTGCGGGATCCCAGACAGGCCACAGGGGCTCCGTAGCGCCCTCGATATCGCCCACCTAGATGAAGACCCTTCCAATATGGCGGAAGAGAACCTGGCAGCCCTGTGCCGCCGGTGTCATGCAGCAAATGATTACTCGACCTGGTCAGCCTGCTACCGTGCCTGGCAGGAGAAACAGCGGGCGGAGCGGATCGCTGCCCTGGACGCCGGGCGGCCTATACTGCAATATCTGAAAGAAGCCTCATGACCAAACTACGTCCCGGTGCTCCCCTCGTTCGCGAAACTGACGTTTTCGAGCGCACAGACGTCATCGTGGTCGCCATGCACCCGCGATACCTCGAGATCCGCCTGAAGGGCCACAGAGAGACTCTGAGGGTGGATTACGAGGCAATTCTCTCCCTGGGGCGCCGTCTGGCCTTCCGGCCAGGGCTGAAGAAGGGGGCGTAATGGTCCTTCAAGGCCTGGGACCACGCGCAATCTGGAACGACAAGCTGTATCAAAGCCTGGAGGACCGCGCGCTCTGGCTCCACATCGCACTGGAGCGGCAGGTTGCCCGCGGCATGGCCTGGCTGGACGCCTGGGGCCAGCCTCGCCATTTCCACGCCCGCCTTCCGGGCGTGGTCCATCGGCCGCGCCGGAAGGAGCCGGCGAGGTGGCACGCATGAGACGCCCCGCCGCCAAAGCCACGCAGACCACCGCGCCGGCGCCGCGCCGCGGCCGGCCGCCGAAGGCCACTTCTCATTTTCCGCCCGCGATTGAGGCGCCGAAATGCGCAGAGGTCGCGGTCACTGTGGATGGCGCGATGCGCAGGATGATCGATGAGTACGGCGAATTAGACCGCAAGATGCAGCTTCTGTCGCCTGACTGCGCCCGCTACGACGTCCTGAAGCGCGCCATCAAGTCCTGGTTCGACGGCGCGCCGGCCGATGCCGATGGCATCGTGGAGGGCCGGGTCTACCGGCTGCACCTGTCGGCCCGCGAACGCGAGCGGCGGGTCCGCAGTATGCGCGACCTGGTCGGCGTCATCGGGCTGGATAAGTTCCTGGAGCTGGCGAGCGTGCCGATTGGCGCACTCGAGGATCTGCTGGGGAAGACGCGCGCCGCGAGCCTCGTCACCGAGGCACGCACCGGCTCGCGCCGGATTAAGGCCGTGCCGAAGCGGGCGGTGGGGAAGGATTGATGGCACAACCTAGCGAAACAGAGGTCGTTATGGCCCGAGCACTGCGAGGCATCAACATGGCACTTGAAGCTTTGCAAGCAGCCATACTCCAAGCTTTGGAGGCAGCTAACGCCGGGATTGCGGAGGCAGTAGCCGCCGAGCGTGATCGGTGCGCGAAGATCGCGGATGAGACAGCCGAAATCGCTGATAGCTGTGAGAAAGCTGGAATTGCGCAATGGATCGCCGAGCGCATCCTGAGCGGCGAGTCACCTACGGAGAAGGCCGTCCCGAAGCGGGCGGCGGGGAAGGACTGATATGCTACGGGCGAGCCGTTATATCAGTGAGAACCGTAAGCCCCGAGCGAGCCGTGCCGGGCGAGAGAAACGCGATACTTGAGCGAGTCGGGTATGTTGAGAGTACCGACATGGCAGAGCGAGCCGTACCAAGCGAGAGAACCGTAATCCAAGAGCGAGCCGCCGCTGAGGAGAGAACCGGCCAGGGGGAGCGAGCCGTGTAGGTCGAGAAATGACCGTATACCATGAGCGAGCCGGATTACAAGAGAGAACCGTGACTTCGGAGCGAGCCGCTTGGAGCGAGAGAACCGAAGAATACGAGCGAGCCGCGGTTTCAGAGAGAACCGCAGTAGCAGAGCGAGCCGATTCCCTTGAGAGAACCGTATGGCGAGAGCGAGCCGCACCCCGTGAGGGAACCGAAACCTTAGAGCGAGCCGCCGCGCAAAAGAGAACCGGGAAGCAAGAGCGAGCCGAATACACTGTGAGAACCGAAGCTTTTGAGCGAGCCGTATTGCAAGAGAGGACCGATCGGTACGAGCGAGCCGTGCCGTCAGAGAGGACCGAGAGACAGAAGCGAGCCGTCATTCAAGAGAGAACCGTGAAATCGGAGCGAGCCTTACAGGCTGAGAGTACCGTGGTGCGTGAGCGAGCCGTACCAAGCGAGAGAACCGTAATCCAAGAGCGAGCCTTAGACTCAGAGAGAACCGTACAACATGAGCGCAACCCCTGAAGCCATCCAAAAGTTATCCCGCGACCTGCGCAACGCCGCAAAAACACTCGGCGTGCGCGAGGCGCGGTACTTCGTGAACACCTACTACGATCTGCAAGACTACCGGATCGCGAGCGGGAACCAGCAACGCAAACTACTCGAGGGCGAAGAGCCATCCGAATTCATCGGGTGGCTCAACGCCAACCTGGAGGTACTGGAAAACCAGATCAAGGCCATGCTGGACAAGTGGAGCGGTGCCCAGCACATGGGAATCTGGGCGCGCAACGTGTGCGGTATCGGGCCGGTGATCTCGAGCGGTCTGCTCGCAAACATCGATATCACCAAAGCGGCCACCGTGGGTCATATCTGGCGGTTTGCGGGCCTCGATCCCACGTCGAAGTGGGCGAAGGGCGAGAAACGCCCGTGGAATGCCAGCCTGAAACGCTTGTGCTGGCTGATGGGTGAGAGCTTTGTGAAGGTGTCAGGGAACCAGAAAGACGTGTACGGGAAACTGTACCTGCAACGAAAGGAATACGAGCGGGAAAAGAACGAAAGCGGCGCACTGGCCGAGACTGCCAAGGCGCGCCTGGTGAACGACAAGGGACGCAGGAAGCCGATGGATGCGGGCCTGCGGGAACTGCTCGAGACGGGAAAACTGCCAGCCGCAGCCCTGCATGAGCGGTCCAAGAGATGGGCGGTAAAGATTTTCCTGGCGCACTGGTTTGAGGAAGCGTACCGCACTCACCACGGGTGCGAACCGCCGAAGCCGTACCCGATTGCGATTCTCGGGCACGCGCACCTGATTACCGCAGGCTGCGCAGTAGCGCCGCGGCCAGCACCACATTGAGCAGCGCCGACAACAGCAGCAGACGCCGGCCGGGATTAATGCCGCGCCGGATCGATCCGGCTCTGGATTTCCTCGAGCATTGCCTTTAATTCGTCAATGGTCTTCACGAGGGAGTCCAGCCTCGAGCCGCGGCTCTCGAGTGCTGCATCGATTGCGCGCTCTAAAACATCTGCAACCTCTTCGGCCAGTTCGGGTGATGAATTGCCATGCTGGTAGCTCCGCAGGGCATGACGCGCTGCAATAGCCGCCTTGAGTAAATCGGTGTCCGTAGACGTCATCGCAGACAGTGTATCAGCGCCGCGGCCAGCCCCAGATTGAGCAGAGTGGACACGATGAGCAGACGCCGATACCGCGTTACTTCGCGGTACGGCGTCCAGGCACGCTCTTTGAGCATGTCGTCATTCTCCTTCATCGTGAACTCACGGTGAAGGCCACCAGCATGATCAGCAGGAACAGCAGCAGGCCGGGCCACCCGCCGGCGATTGCGCGAATGTACGCCCTCACAAATCCTCCGACTGGATGCCCACCTGGCGCAGCCACTCGCAGTCGATTGCGTCGAACCGCCGCTCGACAAGCCACTCGACCAGAGCCTCGAGGTAAGCCTCGAGGGTCTGGAAGTTTTCGAGGCGCGGCTTATGCCGCATTGCGCGCCTTCGAAGCGTTGATGTACGCGGTCACGAGCAGCGAGCGCACGTCATCAGGCTTAACGCTGTTGCCGTGTTTTTCGCTGGCCACTCGCAAAGCCTCGGCGTAAACGTCCACCAGAGCGTTGGTTTCGAGCACGAGACGCGAGGAGAACTCCGCAACCGCAGGCGCCAGCCGCGAAATCGTCGTTTGTCCGTCGTTTGTCCGTTTTGTGTCCGTCGGCTGTCTGTCGGCTGTCCGTTTCGTGTCCGTCGGCGGCGCCATGACGGCGAGTGTGCCGTCGCCCTGCTCGCCCAGTTTGCGGCGGTTCACCATGTCGATCGACGCCCGGAGCTGCTCCTCGAGCGTGGCTTCGACGGCGGGCGAAAGCTCGGGGTTGTAATAAGCCCGTTCCGGCAGCTTGCTCTTGAACGGCGCGGGCGGCCGCGGCGCGGCCGGCTCCGGTGCGGGCGCAGAGGCCATAGGCTCGCGCGAAACCACGAACTCCGTCAGGCGCCCGTTCTTGCGCTTGCAGATCCAGAAGCACTCGCCCTTCGACAGGGCCAGCGCGTTGATGCGCGCCGAGGTCAGCGGCGTGACGTACATCACGCGGCCGTCAGTAGTGCTGTACATGTGGCGATCGTCGCCGCCGTCGAACTGCGAGGGGAAGACCCGCGGTTCGGTGAAGCGCAGCGCGCACTCCACCGGGACGTTGAAGTCGAACTTGATGACTTCGGACATTATGCAATCTCCTCGTATTTGCTTCCGGTCCAGGTGAGTTTCACTTCCAGCCACTCCGTGCCGTTCCAGCGTTCGACGATGGCGAACTTCGGCGGCTTCGGTTCCTGCGGGAAGGTCAGGAACGCGCTGCGGCAGGCGTCAGAACAGTAGATCGAATCCCAGCGTTCGGGCTTCGTATTGCAATTGATGCAGCCTTTGCGGGCCGTCATTATGCAGCCCTCCGATCGTGGACGACGCAACCGCGGTTGTTCCACTCGTCCGCGGCGGTCTGGCGGCAAGTGCATTCCATCAGCCATTCGGCTTCCTCGGCCTGTTTGTCGCACTCGCGCACGCAAGCGGCGCAGGCGAAGAAGTTCCAGCCTTCCAGGAAGGTGAGAGAGGCGGCGTCTTTGCCGCAGCTCTCGCATTCCGCCATTTCCGCGGCCGCGGGCACTTCGCGCCCTTCGTCGTTGTCTATGTAGTCGATGAGTTCCATGTTGTTTTCCTCCGGCTTAAAGCCCCTCGGCTCTAAAACCAGAATAGCTTAGCGACATGCTATTTGTCAACATGGCGCTAAGCTTTTTTTGGATTCTTTTTTGGGCCGCGGCTCCGCACCTTGCGGGGCCACCGATCAAAGCGGTAAGCTACTGGATATGGCAAAGAAGAAAGACCCGGCGGCTGTAGCTCTCGGGAGAAAAGGTGGCAAGGCCCGATCGCGGAAGCTCACCCCCGAACAGCGCAGCGAGATTGCGCGCAAGGCGGGCCTGGCGGGGGGGCGGGGGCGGAAGAAGGACGATGCCAAATAATCAAGCTCTGCAAGTGTTCTATGGCACCGTGCCTCTGATCATTGTGATCCTGGGCATCTGGCTTCGCGAGCAGATGTTGCTGAAGGACATCCTGGAACGCTTACGCAGTATCGAGACGATATTGGGCAAGAACAACGAGCGACTGACAGTGCTCGAGACGCGGGCGGGGATCATCTTTCACAACTGAGGCGCATCGATGATTAAGCGTAAAGAAGTCGCGATCTGCAAACGGCGCGGTCATAATCCACAAGGCCACGATATAAGTTGGGAGCGCTGCAAGTACTGCGGCATGTGGACCCGCACGATTAGCACGATCGAGGAGCGGGAAGACGATCCTCCTGAAGATGAACAGCACCCGATGTACCGACTGGAGAGGCGCATGGCGGGCCTGGCCGGCGGCCGCGGCCGGAAGAAGGCGGAATGATCGCCGTTCGGCACGATTGGTACAGCTTCTACTGCAAGTGGCGGATACCGGGCGTCCGTAAGTACGCACTCGTATTCGAAATGGATCTGTGCCAGTGGCTGGTTGGTGTTACCTTTGGCGGCATCAATACGGTCTGTCTTCTCGTCGGACCATTTGAGTTCACCCTACTTCGACGCTGCGATTGCTGCCCTTGACTGGCAACTCGTGGCAAAATAGCGCCATGCCCGCTAAAGCATCAACGCCGTCCCGCGTGGCCGTCTTCCTGGAAGCCTACGCCGGCAGCGGCAGCGTGACGGCCGCGGCGAAGGCCGCCGGCATCGACAAGAACCTGCACTACCGGCGGCTGGAGTCGGACGCCGAATACCGCAAGAGATTCGAGGCGCTACAGGACCGTGTCGGGCAGGAGATCGAAGACGTCCTGGTGGACCGCGCCATCAACGGCACGAAGCGCCAACTCCACTGGCGCGGTAAGCCAATGAGGACGCGCGACGGCCACCTGGTCTACGAAGTGGAATACGACAACCAGCTAGGTGTCACGCTGGCGAAGCGGTTCCGGCCGCGGCTCTATCGGGAGCACATCGTCCAGGAGCACACCGGCAGCATCAACCTGGTCGAGCGGCTTGAGGCCGCGCGGGCGCGGCTGATCGCAATCAAGCGCGAAGAAGACGACAAGAAGAAGGGCTAAAAAGGCGTTCTCCAATCGAAAACGCTGCAAACCACTGCGTTGATTGCTATTAGCGCAAAAACAGGGTGTTTTTAGTGCCGTTTTGCGTCGCATCTGTCGCATTTGGGGCGCGCGAAGCGCACAATTTGCGGAATGTTCGCACTCCCCGGATTGTTGACAATTTAAGAGTACAGGGTTGTGTTTGTCTATTTAGAAAATATCAGCGCCACTTGCTTAGTTTGTCGATGCGCTTGTCGCCCGCGGCCTCGGTGAGTTGCGCGTAGATCATCGTGTTCTGTATGTTCTTGTGCCCGAGATGGCTCTGCACCTGGGCAATACCGAGATCATGTTCGCTCAATAGCGACGTGGCGCAAGTGTGCCGCAACGAGTGGAAATGCCGTTTATCCTCGGGAATGCCGGCCTTCTTGCCGTAATACCTGATCAGTTGATCGAGCCGCTGGCGCGAGATCGGCTTACTGTTGCGCGATAGAAAGATCGGGCCTGGCGCGGATCCGCGGCGCTTGATCCAGCGGCGCAGAGCTTCGGCGGCGGCCGGGACCATCCGTCCCTCGGCACTGACGCCGTGCTTCAGTCGGTGGATTGAGAGTCTGTCGTTCTGCATGCGCTCGCCGGGTGACCAGTCCGACATATCGAGCATCCCGATCTCGCTGGCCCGCAGCCCGTGATGGTAGCCGATTCGAAAGATCGCATAGTCCCTCGGAGATTTAAAACAAGCCGCAAGCAACGCTCGTATCTCGTTTGCAATCATATACTTAAGGCGAGGTTTGCGGTGTTTTCCCAACTGGTCAAAATAGATATTATGACTCGTTGGGTCATCTGGAACATCAATGTTTATGGGGGTTTTGGCTGTTTTGCCCTTACGCGCCGTGAATTGTTTTGACTCGTTGGAATGCGCCATAACTAATACCAGTAGCACGTTCATGCATACCCCTGTGCATTGTTTTGCCCCGCTAGGGACTGCGCGAAACCAGCCGGCTACCACGCCGGGCGGCAACTCACGTAGTGAGGTTTTACGTGAGTCACGTGAGTTTTGGCGTGAGTTCTGCCGCCGCCTACCACACCGGGTGGCTCACCCGGTGAGCCTGGTCCGGGCGCAGACGCAAAAAAAGCGGGACGCCG